AATCATATAAAAAGGCATCTAGTTGAGATTAAACCAAAATCACAGCGATCCGGTGCCAAAACGTTAGCAAAGGAACAGGCGGCTAAACAATGGTGTAAACAACATAATTATAAGTATGATATTATTACTGAAGATGGTTTGGCCTCCAAACAAGTAACAGATTATTCATGTTTTGATTCAGAAACCAGAAAACGGATAGAGAGACTTTATGAAATTAATAAAAAGAACAGAAATTAAAAAACCAAATAATGTATATAATTTACATATCGAAAATGATCATAACTATGTAGCCAATGATCTTGTAGTATCCAATTGTCACGGTAGCAAGGCCGACGTATTAAAAACAATGCTTACTGGACCATTTGCCAATTGTCCTGTTCGTTGGGGATTAACCGGGACTGTACCAAAAGAAGATTATGAGTTCGTCAATATTTTAGCGGCTCTGGGTCCGGTAATTCACAAACTAGCCGCAAAAGAACTTCAAGAAAAAGAAGTCTTAGCAAATTGTTCAGTAAATATTATGCAGATGAAAGAAGTCAAGCAGCATGGTGATTACCATAGTGAGTTAAAGTTCCTGTTGCAGAATAAACCTAGAATGCAATTCATCGCAGCCCAAATTGAAGAACTTGCCAAGGTTGGCAATACATTAGTTCTTATCCAACAAGTTGGTGCTGGCGAGCAACTTGCTGAATTTATTGGCGAAGATGCAGTCTTTATTTCGGGTGGTACTAAATCCGATGACCGCCAAACGGAATATAAATCAGTTCACCATGCAGAGAATAAAGTCATTGTAGCCACTTACGGCGTTGCGGCGGTTGGTATTAATATTCCTCGGATTTTTAATCTAGTTTTAATCGAACCTGGTAAAAGTTTTGTTCGTGTTATTCAAAGTATTGGTCGTGGTTTGCGTAAGGCAAAGGATAAAGACCATATTGAAATTTGGGATTATACATCTACATGTAAATTCTCCGCAAGACACTTAACTCAGCGTAAAAAGTTTTATTCTGAAGCTCAGTATCCGTATAAGGTTACTAAGGTGAATTACCTATGAATACAACAATAGAAGGTAGAATAGTTGATAAGGTATACTCATCTTATATAGTTGCTTGGTATACCTTATTTGCGATTCAGGGTGTCCCTCAAATTACTGATAGATCGAGAATTAGTGTAACAACTCCATCAGATGTTTATGATTTCCAATCAATGACATCGCAACATTTTCCTCCAGAAATAGAAGATACTGTTGTAAAGTTAGCTATGATTAGTTGTTGTTCTACGTTTTTGAAAGAAGCTTTTCGCATGACGCAAGAGCATTGTATTAAAGAAGAAAAAACGGAAATATTGTACGCCGCACCGTGGTATCGATTTGCTAAAATTTTAGTAAATTGTTTATCGCATGATATGGTATTCTCGTTCGACCGACTCAATCCCAAACATTTACCAGCAGAATATTCTGGAATAACAATAACAAAAGAAATGGAAAANNAATTCCTCCCAGAAGAATTTACAGCTCAATTATTTATGGACTTAGGTACTGATATTGGCTTATTTGTTGCTAGAAAAAATTGAAAGGTTTGGCTGACGGTTCGCGCCCAGGTTAACAAAGGAAAAATAATGAAAATATTAACCGCAGACAATCAAGTATTTCCAATGACAAGTATGCCGGATGCAATCGATGATATGCGTTATTCGGTTTTAGATTATTCGGATCAATCAAATGTAGACTTTTACTTTGTCCCTATGATTCTATTGGAAAGTTTCACAGCACCAGCAGCTCTATTGCAAATAGGCCCGTACCAAGTACAAATGCCAATTGATTGGTCTATTGTAATTGGCGATAAGCATATTGGTGATTTAGAGTATTTAGAAGTACGCAAATTAAATGACAGACCATTTACTTCATTTGTATTTAATCCGGTAACTGGATATGCACCTAAATATATGGAAGTCTCGATTATTGATATCTTCCCTGATATTAAATGGTATGTACCTAAATTAAAGTTTGGGCATATTCTTACAATTCCGTTAGGCGAATCTCCCGAGTGGCCTATTCAAAAGCGTACAGATACAGAACCGTCACCTGATTGTTTTTATGCTGTTCGTGATATCAACAAACTACCAGACGCATTAGATATTTCTAAGATCTTCTAGATAAAAAGATAGGACATAATTTCGAAATAACTACTCTTATGTCCTATCTTAATTTTAACCTGTAGACTATTAAGCCTACGCCGTCTTTTGGAGAACCGCGGACGGCTTTACGCGGTTGTTACGGGGTAAGGATTGTAGCGGTACCAGCGCCGATAACACCAACGCCCCACTTGTATGTATTTCCTTCCCATGTCTTAACCTTATGGCTATGAATTTGTTTTGCAGCTTCAGCAAGTCCACCAGCTGCCGGAGCAGAAATTGTAACCGTAGCGACTGTAAAGTCGGCTGTACCATCAGGGTTAACAGTAATTCCTGTAACAACACCGCCAGCAATGGTAGCTGTGGCTGTCGGAGCAGTTGTACCGTCGCCAGCAATAGTAACAGTTGGAGCAACAGAGTAGCCTGAACCGCCAACTAGCGCCGCAACGCCCGTCACGTCACCAGCTGTAATAACCGCAGTTGCCGTAGCGCCAACGTTAACAACGCCATCGTCTGGGGTAACAGCAATTCTAGCTTCGCCCGCAGCCGCCGGAGTAGCTTCTTGAAGTCTAACTCTACCAGTGTTTGTACCGTCAGTAACAGTGTATTCGCCGGAAGCATCTTCGCTAATGATTGTAGCAGTAACAACGCCAGCCCCGCCCGGGATCCAAGCTTCAACAGGGATAGTGTTTGCGCCTGTACCAAAGTATTTTTTATTGAGTGGTCTACCCATTTTTATTTCCTCCTAAAAGAGATTCAAAATTATGTTTATCATGCAATCGTTAATTGCCTTATATAGTTTATTTAGCAAAAATCGGTAAATAATTTTGAGATAATCTGCTATAATTATTGATATTTTGAAGTTTAATCTATATACTTGATATAAAAGTGGAGTACCAGATATGGCTAAAGCAGCTAAAAAGCATAAATTAGATATTCAGAAGGTTTTGAAAGCGTTAGATCTGCGTGATCGTAACTTTTTTAGAAATTTAACTGAAGAAGAAAAAAAGCAAGTACCGTTTCCGGTTATCCGTCGATGGATGTCTACCGTTGGAACCGTTGACTTTTCAGAAGGCAAGCGTCAAGGCCGGCGCAAGGGTGATGGTAAGGGTGCTTGGCCAATCGGCGACGAACAGTATACAGGTTATTATTTAGAGATGACAAACGAAGTCGCTAATGAAGGCTTTATGATGTTATACGAACATCCCGAATTGCAATGGAATTTGTTAACGACTATCGGTTGCGGTCAGGCAAAACAGCATCAATGGCTTCCTGCAAATAAAAAAGTAAATGCAACAAAAATTGGAGCAATATTTCAAGAGCAACATCCATTAGCTAGCGAAGATGAGATTTCGATGTTAATTGAAATATGTACAAAAGAAACGTTTGAAGATCAGCTAAAAGATCTCGGATATCAAGATGATCAAATTAAAGTTTTGATGAAGCAGTTTAAAGAAGTGAAAAAAGCGAATGGCCAGAAAGCCTAAAATCGATCCAAACAAACCACATGTTTGTACATTCTGTAATAAGGGTTTCGCCAGAGAGCGAACTCTTACAGCTCATACGTGTGAAAAGAAAAGACGGTGGTTAGATAAGGATCATAAATATAATAAGATCGGGTTTATGGCTTATGAGCAATTTTATTTAAGTGCTCAAAAACGAAAAGTTGATTATGCTTCTTTTGTTGATAGTAAATTATTTAGAGCATTTACTAAATTCGGTAGACATGTTGTAAATATTAATTGTATTAATGTACAGAGCTTCATTGACTTTGTTATTTCGGGTGGTATTCCCGTCGACAGTTGGACAAAGGAATATGTTTATGAAGAGTTCTTACGAAAGGAAACTTTTAGAGAACCAGCCCTCTATGCTGTAGAACGAAATATTTTACTTATGGAACAATGGGCAATGGAGACTCATGAAGATTGGACCGAATTCTTCGCTAAGATTGCTCCTGTTACCGCAGTTAAATATATTAAGCAAGGTCGGTTAAGTCCTTGGTATTTTGTTAACATGTAATAGTTCTGCTAAAATACTATTTGATAGATTAAGCGATGAACAAATTGGTATTGCTTTTGCGTATATTAATTTAGAAGTATGGGAAGCGAAGTTGGCAATGCCAAAACATCAAAAAGATGTTAAGCAGATTAGAGATGCAATGAAGTCTGCAGGATTTAAAGTATGAATGACGAACAAGACAAATTATTAGAAGATATTAAATTAGCAGTCAAATCGGGTGTCCTTTCTCGCAAAGACCTAGCAAAGCAATTTGGTTTCTCACATGCACTAAGAGTAAAGCATTGTTATGAGTAAATTACTACCACCAAATGTTGTAATAAATAGTTCGATTAGTGCCCAATTAGGATCAAAGGGTATCGATGTGGAGAAAGAAATAATGACTGCTTTGTCAGCAGAAATTGCAACCGAAATTGATAAGAGTATTCTTAAAACTCTTAGGGGTAATAAAAAACCAAGGAATTGTTATGAGTGAAGAAACAAAAGAAACCACCGCTGGTAATATGTATGGTGTGAGCAACAATCCGCCAAGTGAGAATAAATCCTCATTACCAAAACGTAGAAATGTTAATGAGCAAATTGGTAAGTACCAAACAATTGAGATAGACGGTGTTAAGTACGAGCTTGTAGATCGCCAGCATTTCGAAGCTACAATTGCCGATGTTGAAAAACTCCGTAGAGAATTAAAAACAGCAAATACTCGTTTGGGTCAATTGACAAATACTGTTAAAAGTTTAAGAACAGATATTGTAGATGCACAACGGGCATTGAAGAAAGTAACAAGGTTCGAATAATGAAAATCGTAGCAGATATTGACATTGATTTAGCAAACAGGGATGATCTCCTAAGTAAGATCAAACATATACCTGCGAGTATGGAACAAAATGGAGATTTGAAACAACACGTCGTTGGCGTATATTTCCAAAAAACTCCAATAGATCCAATTCAAAATGTTTGTAGTATTCCGTATAAAGAAGCAGAGGCTAGAGGATATTTTAAAGTTGATATGCTTAATGTAGCCGCGTATGGTTTAGAACAAGTCCGTGATGAAGAACACCTAAATGCGTTAGTTGAAAAGGAACCAGAGTGGGATTTATTAGATCATGAATCTGTAGTAGATACATTATTTCATCTTAATGGTCATTATGATATTGTCAAACAGCATAAGCCTAGTTCTGTAGAAGAGCTTGCAATGGTTATGGCTATGGTCCGTCCAGGCAAGCGTTATCTAGTAGGCAAGCGTTGGGATATTATTAAAGATGAGATTTGGGATAAGCCGCATGATAACTCATATCACTGGAAGTCTAGTCATTCACATGCCTACGCAATATCAGTAGTTGTTCAAATGAATCTTATGATGGAAGATAATGGTTAAAGAAACCTTATTTGAAATTAAGAAGATTGGCAAATGGCAGCGAGTAACAGCCATAGATGCAGAAACTGGTATTGAAGTAACAGTGCAAGTCTCTGCTAAGACTTCGCGCTCTACCGCGCTTAAAATAGCTTCAAAGGCTATGAAAAAACGCCTTTCTCAAAAAGACGAATCAAATAACGATGAAAAAGCTAAACATGATGGTGACATCGATCTGTTAGTTTAGTTTTATTTTTTAACAAGGGTGATTGTGCGGCGTTTTACTCTTTTATTCATTATTTCCTGTAAGCTTACCATCGGCCCAAATAATAATTCAAAGTCCTTGCGGATAAATGTTTTGAGATATGGTCTAAACATATCAAACTTAGCTTTTAAGAAGATATTAATAGGAAGCATCCTATTAGATTCCCACCACCAAGTATCTCCACAATTTAAGAAGAACTTCCGCATTTCTTCATCATTCACATCACTATAGACATACATACTGACGATATGATTGTCGCTATTCTGAATAATGCCGATATAGCCTTCGCCCAGATATTTACCGTATGTTAGAAAAGGAAATTTTTCTTTTAGTGATTCGAGTTGTGCTTCTTCCATAAATTGCCCTAGTTTAGTAGTGTTTTAACCCTTCGTTTTATTTATACTTTTTAAAAACGCAAAATCTGCCAAACCAGCTAAATATTAATAACTTAAGCACTTATGGGAGGCAATTAGCCATGTTTACTAGTGGAATTTATACAGATTTAGTCCAATTACAAAAAGATGCAGAAGCACCTGTAATTGGGAACAACTTTTTTAGCTTACATCAAACACATAATTTAACAAATGGTTCAACATTTGAACCGGTTAATGCTTGGATGATGGCCGAGTTTTCTCGCATAGCGTATGTAAAAGATAGATATAGAATTGTTAGTAACTTAAAGAAAATTGGNTTTGAAGTAGAGTTCTTTTATAAAGATAATNCCGAAGCTCACGTAGCNTGGAATGATAAGTATGTAGTTATTTTCTTTAGAGGAACAGAGCCTGATCAGCAAACAGATATCCATTCCGATATAGCTTTCTCTAAAGAAGATTCAGAAACAATCGGCGAAGTACATCATGGATTTAAAGATGCTTTAGATTTGGTTTATAAAGATATTGTTAAATTTTATGAAACTAAAAAAGAAGGTAGAACTTTATTCATTACTGGTCATTCTTTAGGTGGTGCTTTAGCAACTTTGTGTGCATCTAGATTAAGAACCGGCGTTCTTTATACATATGGTTCGCCTAGAGTAGGCGGTCGCCATTTCGCTAAATACATGGACAGTAATTTTAATGATATCACTTATTATAGATTTGTTAATAATGCAGATATCGTCCCGCATGTTCCGCCAGCATTTATTGGTTTTAGACACTGTGGTAATTTGCATCAAATTAACAAAGAAGGCAACTTTTATGGTAACCCATCCGTATCAATGAAATTTGCAAGTAATTTAAAAGCTATAGGATTAATGCATTTGGGAAGTATTATGAATTGGTTAAGTAGAACAATATTACGAAGAACAGTTGCTTCAAGAGCTGCAGATCATAGTATGGTCAATTATAGTAATGGTATCAAAAACCGTTTGGAGAAATAAATGCCAACTCCTACAGTTAAACTTTATCCAAACGAACATGTAATACACTTAGTACAAACCGATCACGGAGTGAGGAATATTAATATGAGCTATGGCGAGAACGACTTCCGCGTGAATAAAGGCGTAACAACAGCACAAGAATTTGTTGTTCGCGATAACGACAGAAAACCAATTGATGTTACTGGAAAAAATCTAACTATTATTGTTATGGATCACGACAATAAAAATCTTATGATTGAAAAACCGTTAACAGTTTTAAATGCTGTAAGGGGAAAAGTTAAAGTTGACTTTTTACCATCAGAAGTCGTTAGCTGGGATCATGGATATTATAATTATTCTGTAATGATTGAAAACGAAGATGGTACTAAGAATTTATTATTCGTAGATCAAAATTCCAATGCCACAGGTTGGTTTGAGTTAGCTGAAGATGCTTTACCATTAAATGTTTTTGCAGATGATACAGGCCCTCTGGAAAGTTGGACACCGCACCAAGATGGCGGTTATCCAAATGCGAGAACACGTTTCCGTTCTACAGCAATCGCGGGCGATGCTCATCATAACTTTAATGATGGTTTACATACGGTTGCGTTTTATTTAGACAATTATACTGGTAAAGTTTGGATTCAAGGAACACTTGAACAAAACCCACCAACCGTTGAAGAAGATTGGTTTGATATCAATATCACACCTAATCAATTCGAATTAAATTACACAGATTTTACAGGTTTGGATCCATTTAACTTCCGTGCAAATGTAACATGGGTTAGAATTCTAACAGAACCGGATGATAATCTAAATCAAGGTACGATTAATAAAGTTCTTGTAAAAGTCTAATATCTCCGTTATAATTATTAATGGCTATTAATGTAGAAAATATTATTAACGTTCTAAACACTCCTATTTTAAGTAAGATCTTCAAAGATCCAATCCTCATAGACCAATTATCAAAATATAACTCGTTTGCTTGCGTGGGTGATTCGTCATATAACATGCATGTATGGTGTGCTGCTAATATCGGTACAAAGGGGCAAGATTGGGAATATTTAGTTCTAGGCGTTTGGGTTTTTGATAATGCCGAAGACGCCGTTTGGTTTAAGATGGTGTGGTCTTAACCTACGGTTTAAATTGACTTAAACAGAACCTTTATATATAATAAAAATATGACTGTTGTAACCGATGCATTAAAAAAGTATATACCTCCTGGAACGAAGACTTCGCCTAAGGGGTGGCTCAGCCTTAACTGCCCATGCTGTGTTGCTTCTGGTGAAAAGCGACCAGATGACCGCTCGCGTGGAGGTCTCCTCATTACACCCGAAGGTGGTTTTAGATATCATTGCTTCAACTGCACCGCCACCGGAGCATGGGATCCTGGTATGACTGTGTCTAAAAAGGCAGAGTTTATTCTACGTCAGTTTGGAATGCCGCCAGATGAAATTAAACGAGTAAAATTTAAAGCATGGCAACTTCGGGGAAGATATGAGCAGCAAGGTTATATTCAAGAAAAACCTGATTGGCAAAAGCTTGATTTTGAAACTCATACGATGCCTAAAGGTGCCAAGAGTTTTGCAGAATGGGCAGCCGACCCAAATCCTCCTACAGGATTTGTTAGAGCAGCAGAATATATTCAAGAACGTGGTGATATGTATCTTACCGCGCACGAATATTATTGGACTGGTGATGGTGGTCTGCACAATAGGGTTTTAATTCCGTTTTTCTGGAATAGAAAACTTGTTGGTTGGAACGGTAGGTTATTTAAGGGTGAAGGACGTAAATACTACGGTGATATTCCTTCAAACTATTTGTTCAATAATCACGTTATATTTGATAATAACCGCCAATATGTTATAGTAACGGAAGGCTTATTTGATGCTATCGGTTTAGATTGTGTTGGTGCATTAGGTAATGAGTTGTCCAGTGTACAACGTCAATGGATTAATGCAGGCGGTAAAGAAGTTATTGTAGTACCTGACAGAAACAAAGCCGGGCAAAATTTAATCACCGCGGCTATTGAAGAACGATGGAGTGTTTCGTTTCCTGTTTGGGAGCAAGACATTGAAGATGTCGGCGATGCTATTAAGCGTTATGGTAGACTTTATACCTTGCGTTCCGTAATTGAAGGTAAGCAAACTGATCGTGTAGCTATTAATGTCCGCCGCAAGAAATTCGGACAGGGATGATGACTAATATAAGTGGTACCCAAGCAACAAAGTTTTTAGAACAATATGGTTTTTATGATATAGAAATTTCAAACGATGTTGATCATATGACGGTTCATATAAAAGGCAATTATGATATATTAGCCCAAAGATTAAATGATGAAGAAGCTGAAGAAAGAATCAGAGAAGACAACGAGTGGATTAATGAACTTTATAAAGAATATAAAACGGCAGTAAAGCTTGTAAGCGAGTAAGGTAATTAATGGAAAAACAACAAGAAACAATTAAAGAATATAACGAAGATTCGCAATTTGCATTATTACAATTTTTAGTCAGTAGTCATAATTTATTTTCCCGCTGTAGACAAATTGTACATCCTGCGTATTTTGATCACAAGTATCGCCAGACTGTTCGTTTTGTTTTAGACTACGCCGATGAATTTAATGCATTAAAAAATGAAATACAGATTAAATCTCAAACAGGAATGGAAGTTCCGAAAGTTGACTCAGTAGAGTTAGAAGAAAAACACTCTGATTGGTTTTTACAAGAAATGGAAACATTCTGTAGACATCGTGCGTTGGAAAATATTATCGAAGCATCGCCAGAGATGATTCAAAAGGGTTATTACAATAAAGTAGAATCCCAGATCCGAGAAGCCGTATTAATCAGTTTGCAAAAGGATTTAGGTATTGATTATTTCCAAGATCTGGATGGGATCGTAAAGAGACTACAAGACAACAATGCCGTTACATCATCAGGGTGGGATGAAATTGATAAAAAACTTGGTGGTTATAATACTGCTAATGGCGTTAAAGGCGGTGGGTTTAATAAGGGCGAACTTAACATCGTAGCCGCAGCATCCGGTCAGGGTAAATCTCTATTCTTACAAAACCTAGCATTGAATTGGGTGCAACAAGGTTTAAGT